CAACAAGACGCCGGTGATCCGCGAGATCGACGGCGACAAGATGTACTTCTACGAAAACGTCTTCAAGCTGGACGGCGACGACGGTACGACAGCCTATACGGAGACGGGAAACTTGACGGTTCGACGCACGGTGCCGGACTTAGAATACCTGTGTGAGAACGAAAACCGGCTGTGGGGCTGCGACGGGCGCACGATCTACGCGAGCAAGCTCGGCGATCCCTTCAACTGGAACGTGTTCGAGGGCCTTGAGACCGACAGCTACGCCGTGGACACGGGAAGCTCGGGCGACTTCACGGGCTGCGTGAGCTTCCTCGGGTATCCGGTGTTTTTCAAGGAGGACCACATCTACAAGGTGTACGGCAGCATTCCGTCCAACTTCGAGGTGATGGGCTCGGCGACGCTGGGCGTCGCCAAGGGCTGCGGCGGGAGCCTCGCCATTGCGGGCGAGCGGCTGCTGTACCTCTCTTCGTCCGGCGTGATGATCTACTCGGGCGGCATCCCGCAGAGCCTGCACGACGCCTTCGGCATGACGCGGCTGCGGAACGGGCGCGCGGGCAGCGACGGCCTCAAATACTACCTGAGCGCGCAGGACGAAAACGGGGAGTGGAAGCTCTACATCTACGACACGCGCAAGGGCATGTGGCACATCGAGGACAAGACGCACGCGACGCACTTCTGCCGCTTTGAGGGGAACACCTATTTCCTGACGGCGGAGGGCGAGATCGCGCTGACGGGCAACATCCTCGACGCGCCGGGGGGCTGCACGGACGAGGACGACTTCATGTGGTTCGCCGAGACCGGCGACTTCACGGAAAAGGGCTCGAGCCAGAGTACGAGCTACGATGGCGTGAAGAAGGGCATCGCCAAGCTGTGGGTGCGCATCGAGGTCGCGGCGGGCGCGGAGGCAAAGGTGCTCATGCAGTTCGATTCCGACGGGAAGTGGGTGCAGGCGGGGCAGACGCTGAAACCGGAGAGGAAGCGCAGCTACTACCTGCCCATCGTGCCGCGGCGCGCGGACCATTACCGCATCCGCATTGAGGGCAAGGGCGAGTGCCGCGTGTATTCGATGAACCGCGAATACTATACCGGCAGCGAATTGAAGTCTACCAGAGGCCCGCAGTAAAAATTCAAGCAGAGAGGAGAAGAAAATGGCGTATACATACGAAGACTTTCAAAAGGCGGCGAGCGGCAGCAATGTGAATTTTTCGCAGTATGACCTCGACCTTGCGAAAAAGTACCCAGAGTTCGGCATGAGCGTGCTCGACCTCAAGAAGCAGTACGCGGGCGCGACGACGGCGGAGCAGCGCGCGCTCATCAACACCAAGGCGAACCAGCTGCGCAGCAGCTACGGCAACTACACCGGCGGCGCAGACGGCAGCGGCTATGTGAGCACGGGCAAATACGCCCAGGGCATCGACGACACGCTGGACAGGATCGGTTCGTTCGGCTCGTTCAGCTACAAGGACGCGCCGACCTACGAAAACCGCTACCAGCAGAAGCAGCAGGAGCTGCTGGACGCGGCGCTCAACCGCGATCCGTTTTCGTGGAGCAAGGAGACCGATCCGCAGTACGGCAGCTACAAAAAGACGTATCTGCGCGAGGGCGAGCGTGCGACGGCGAACGCGCTGGCGCAGGCGAGCGCCGCGAGCGGCGGGAGGCCGAGCTCTTACGCCGTGAACGCGGCGACGCAGGCGGGCGACTACTACGCAACGAAGCTCTCCGACGTGATCCCGACGCTATATCAACAGGCGTATGAGCGGTACCTCAAGGATTACCAGATGAAGCTCAGCGACCTTGAGGCAGTGAACAATCAGGAGCAGCTCGATTACGCGAAGTATCTCGACCAGCTGGGGCAGTACAACACGGACCGCAATTTCGAGTACAACAACTATCTCGGCGAGTACAACCGCTTGCAGGACTACCTCGGCAATTTGCAGGGACAGGACAACACGGAGTACAACCGGTATCTCGGCGCGCTGGACGAGATCAAGGAAAAGCAGCAGCAGGAGCAGGAGCTCAGCCGGTCGCAGATCGACGCAATGCTGCAAGCGGGCGCGTCGCCGAGCGCGGGCCTTATCGGCAAGAGCGGCTACGACAACGAGTATATTCAGGCGCTGGAGAATTACTACAAGCAGCAGGCGGCGCAGGCTGCCGCGAAGACAAGCGGCGGCGGGACCACGAGGCGATCCGGCGGCACAAGCGGCGGCGAGACCAGCATGAGCCTGACGACCGCGAAGGCGATGGCGAAGGCCGGACAACTGACGCAGGAGGTCGTGAACGTGCTGAAAAAGAACGGCTTCAACGACGATTATCTCGCATCGGAGTACGGCTATACCGGAAGCGGCAGTGGGAGAACGACGTTCGGCTACGACCCGGACGAGGGTATTTTCACGTGGAACGGCTACCGATTCAATTCGCCCGAGGCGTTCGCGGCGGCGCTGGACCGCGCGGCACTGACGGACGAGGAGAAAGCCGAAATTTCCCGAAAGCTGAAAGCCAACGGCTTCAACATCACGTTCTGATGAGGTGACGATATGGCAATTAAAATCACGCAGATCAAGCCCGAGGGCGCGCAGAAAAGCGCGCCCTCGGCAAAAGACTATTCGGGGGAGAAAAACAGAAACGCCAGCAGCACCGTGAGCGGCAGCAGCGGGCGCATCCAGATCACGAAAATCCCCGGCGCGGAGAAGCAGCGCAGCATCGCCGCAAGCAGGAAGACGACGCGCGAGACCGAGCACGCGGACGAGCTGGACAAGCAGACCACGCCGAGCGCCAGCCGACAGGCGGGCAAGCAGACGTTCGGCCAGCGGGTGCTCAAGGGCATCGGCAGCGGCCTTGTTTCCGAGGGCGCGAACCTCGCAAACCTCGGCGGCGTGGCGGCGGACCGGCGCGGCGGCACGGAGATGAGCCAAGTTTATCGCAGGCAAGCGGAAACGCTTGACAAGCAGATCGCAGCGCTGGAAAAGACGCTGAAAGACCCGACGATGACGGCGCAGGACATCAAGGAGACGAACGAGGCGCTTGCGATTGCCCGCAGCGAGCGTGAGAAGTACGGCAAGGTCATCGAGAGCGGCGAGAAAACGGCGAGCGGCCTTTATGACACGGCCGACAAGGGCTATTCCTTTGCGCAGAAACTGAGCGACGAGAGCACGGCGGGGACGAAGGGCATCGAAAAGGGCGTACTGAGCATCGTCCCTGCGGCGACGCAGATCGGCTTGCAGACGGCGGAACGCATGGTCGCGCCGGGCATGGACATTGCGGGACGCGCGCTGTCGGTGGCCGGTGGGAATGCGGCGGACTACCGACGCAAAGCGGGCGAGCAGTATGACGCGGAAAAGGCGACGCTGCGTGCGACGGTATCGGCGCTCGGCGTGGCGGCGGGCGGCGCGCTTTCTAAAGGCGTGAATGCGGCGGGGCTCAAGCTGCTGCGCGCGGCGGGCAAGCAGAATTACGTCCTGCCGAACATCGCGCTCGGCGGCGCGTCGGCGGTCGGCTACGCGGCGGGCGAGACCGGCGCGAGCGAGCTCTCCAAGGCAATGACCGACGAGAATTACACGCCGGACTGGGGCGCCATCGGCGAGACGGCGCTGACGGCCTTTGCCTTCGGCGCGATCTCGAGCGCGATCAACGCCGCTGCCATCACGGGGCGCAACAAGAAGTACATGAACGAGCTGAACGACGCGGCCAAGGAGCGCTACGATTACGCTAAGCGCATCATTGAGGACCCGCGCGCGACGGCGGAGCAGAAGGCGGCGGGCGCACAGTCCGTCATGGACGCCGTGGACAAGATGCGCTATACGCTGGACGATCTGCAAGTGGTGGGCGCGCAGAAGGAAGTGGGCGCAATGCGGGAGTTCCTGCTGAGCATCTACGGCGAAATGCTCCCCTATACGAACGCGAGCGCGGGCGGCATCGGCACGGGCACATCCAGCCTTGCGCCGGTCGCGCCGGTCGGCGGGGGCATCACGCCCGTGCAGACGGGCGGCAGTATGAGTGCCATGCAGGAGAACGCGCCGACGGCGCCGATCTCTCCACGCGCGCCGGGCGCCGCAGCGGTGATGCAGAATACCACACCCGCGGCTGCCTCAGTTGCTGGGCAGCAGGACGCCGCACCCGCACAGCCTGCGCCGACGCCTGAGAGCGCGCAGGGCGCGGACGGGGGCAATTTGACGCCCGCACAGCCGAACGCCGCACAGAGCGCGGCAGAGGGCAAAGCGGACGCCCTGGACGCGGGCAAGCGCGTCAATCTTCTTGAGTACAGCAATGAGCAGAACAAGCAGAAGGTCGAAGACGGGCTGAAAGGCGGCACGCTGGCCGTGGACGCGAAAGAGAATATCTATCGCGTGGACGAGAGCGAGCACATCGACCGGCGCGACAGCGTGAGCGTGGGCGAGCGGAGCGTGAACGCCTTCCAGTTCGACCACCCCGAGCTGCACAGCTATTACGCAGACGCGGCGGCGGTCCTACAGGAGGAGATGAGCTTTGCCCAAAAGGGCGGCGAACTCATCCGCCGGACGAGCCGCGAGGCGGGCGACGACGAATACATCCGCACCAAGCGCGGCGTGAGCGAGCGCATCGCGCGGCTGCTGGATGACGAGGGCGTGCGCTATGACGACATCGACCGCTCGCTGAGCGCGATCATCCATAACCACGGGCAGGAAAACTTCGCGGCGGCGAAACGCGTGGAGCTGCTGCTGGACGACATGCTGACAAACGGCTATACGGATATCCACGGACAGCGCATCGCACCGAACGAGGAATACATTGCAGCAAAGAGGGCCATCCCCGGCGCGGACATGAGCGAGCGGACGCACGAAGAGCTGCCGATCTATGACATGCCGGAGGGGCAGAACGGAGGAATTTATGGACGACAGGAAGAAAATGCCGGAAGGCTTGAGCCTGCCGAAGGCGCCGGGCAGCGTGCCGATGCCGTGGCAGCGGAAAACGATCTATACGGTGGAGACGGAGGACGGC